TGTGATATCGGGCGGCTGCTTCAACTTGATATCAAGACCCAAACGGAACATCCGGTGTCGGATATCGTCTAGGGAGAAGCAGCACGGCTTCTGCCGCACGCACCATGCCAAGGCATCGGCCCATGAATGCCCAGTGGTGCTGGAGTTGCCTGTAGTTGTGTTCGACCCCCCAGTTGTGCGCATGGGCCTCCCGGGGTGTTGGATGAGGAGTCGATCTCCGTGACGGTTCTTGGCGATGTAGGCGGCTCTACTCACCCGATCCAGCATTTCCGTCACTTCTTTTGAGACACCAAGTGTGGCGAGAGCGGCCATCTCGTGGTCCAGCGGGCCGCGCGACTGACTTTGATCAATCATGCGGAAATCCCCTTCGAGGACCACGGTCTTGTCCAGCGTCTTGATTATCACCAGACTGTCGTCGCCCGCCACCAAGATGACGATCGACCACGCCGGTAACATCCACACCTGCGCCCACCAACGCGACAACTTCACGTCGGTTGCGTCCGACCCGAATACGACGTAGAAACTCCACGTGACTGGCGTTCCGGCTTCAGAATATCCGTCCACTATCATCTGAGGCTTCTCCATTCCCCATCCCCATTGCTGGTGCATGCGGGCGGCAGCCTCTAAGATCTCGGGCCCTGTACGGGCCTGAACGATAGTACTGACATTACTGATAGACCGGGGTTTCAGACACGGGCGCTGTCCAGCATCCCTCTGGAACAGCAGCTCATCAGTTTTTATCATGATGTCTACGGTCTGACATTCGCGGTCGGCGACGCCAACCCCATGCGTCGCTAGATGAGTGAGGGCTTTGAGGGCCCGATTCTTCTTCGATCCTGTGAAGTGCTCGATCCATTCAGCCACGTGGTCTTCCCAGACGATGGCGGGCTCTCGCTCAAACAGGACGGGCAAATCCGCCCAAGGTCCGGCCTGAGCGGCCGGGCTCAAAGGTGGTTTCACCGAGATACGGGCGTTGATCATCCCCAAGAGGTTTTCCGTTGACCGGTCAGGGGAATAGCCAATCGCGCAGGTGGGGAGCATCCAATAGACTTTGCTGGTAGCTTTCTCTTCCTCATCCGGGCCTAGCATGTGGCCCAAGATGACGATATGCTCCGTGTCTTGCTCCTTCGGATCGAAACGTGGTTTCGTCTCCTTCTCCACCGCGGCTTCACTCTCTAGAAAAGCAGAGCGACCAATGTGGTCGGTAATCGGCTGTCGATCATCCCACGGGCGGCGATACGCGTTGTCGACATGCCTTCGCCAACGGTCGCTGACCTCCGTGACAGCCAGATGGGGTTCG